AAATCTTTCTTTTAGTTTCTGACCTATCTTTTCTTTTGATATTTTCCAATCATTACCAAGATGTGTAAGAAACGATTGATATTTAAAGAAATGAAATCCTTCTTCAGTAAGACAAGAACCTAGTCTAATTTGTATTCTTTCTTTAGCTTGTGGACCATTAACACAATATTGAAATAACTCATTAGCTAAAATATCATCTGTACTTGTGCCCTCTGGTGGTGTAATATTCTGACAATTTTTTCTCCACTCATTTAACTTTGCTCTCCAATCTTTTTGTTTAATAGGTTCAAAGTATATACCTGTCTGCTCCCATATTAAATTTAACACTTCTTTCTGTGTCGTCATTAATTTAAGATTAGGTATGACCACCGCTATCTTATCATCGTTGGGCATAACAACGTTAAATCTATATTCTGGTTGTTCGTATTTTATAATTTCAAAATCAGTTATATCTGGAAAAACATTTATGCTGTCTGACTTAACACCAAAAGGCCTTGAATAACAAAGACCACGCATACATTTATCTTTAATAGGTTCTTCATAACAAGTATGTCCTGCTGTTTCTTTATCCCAAGCTTTTAATTTTTGATCTAATTTAGATTTATCCCAAGGATGCTCTAGATAAGCATAGTTTGCTTTCGATACAAAATCTTGCCACTTGTCTTTGTATTTCTTTTTTGCGAAGACCATGTAGTTATACATAAACCTGTCTCTGCCATCATCTAACTTTGTTTTTGAACATAGAGCTAAACAAGGTGGACCATCATCAAACTCTACATTAGTTCCAAGTAAAATATTTTTATGTGTGTCTTCTACTAAAGTGTTTAATTTATCTCTTGTTGTTTTTAATTCGTTTGCTAGTTTTATAAATTGTTCTAAAGATAATTTATTATTATCTTTATCAACTGCATATCTATGTGTTTGTCCATTATTATAGTATGGTAAGTTAATGAAGTTACCTGGTTTTATGTTGCCTTTGTCATCTTCCTTTAATTCTTTCTGTTTTGGAAAAATTTCTGTGGTAGGTTGTAATCCTAATGGTAATAAAAAAGATTTTAATCCTTCGATTAAATCTGCTGTGGGTATAAACTCATCCATAAAGATATAACAATGTAGTCCCCCACTTTTAGAAAGCATTGGTATCAAAGGTAATTTATATTGTTGAAATAAAGCTAAGTAGTTTTCTATTTTAAAATTTTTATAGTTTTTTGGATCAATATCAATACAACCAAATCGTGCTGTGCCATCAATAGTACAAGGTTGTATACCTATTGATATGTTTCCTGCTATGTGATTTTTGTAGTCTTCTTCTGTAACTGGTCTGCCTGACCATTCATAATCTGGTTTTAATTTGTTTCTTTCAGAGTCCAGCTTTGCACTGGACATGTCGGCGATACCAAAATCTCCATTATAACCAGTAAATAATTTTATAAAGTCTTTAACCATAATGATCCCGTTTCGTGGGCGGTTCCAGTCTCCCATTCCCGCCCACTATTCTCCTAGTGAGAAACTAGTAGTTTGATTTATCTTCCTCTGAAACTGTGGCAGCATTTTGCTGAGAGTTTCTTAATGAGTTATGAAAATCACGAGCCATTTGGTATAATCCAGCGTTATCAACTTTTCTTAACATAGATATATTATATCCATGCCAAGTAAAACTACCTGAGTTTTCTACAGAATTTAATTTATAAATTCTTGAAAACACTGGTGCTGGTACAGATTTATTAGTCTTTGGATCTATTTCAAATTGATCTTCCATCAATGAATTCCATCCTCTACTAACTTTTAACTGAGTCGACTTCATTGTCATTAAAGCTTTCTCAGGTCTATCCCCATTGATAATAACAAAATGATTTGCTGTTTTGATAATCTCATTACCATTTTTCAACACATCTTTGTTTCTATCGTTTTGAGTTGTTTCTGCCATAATGCTTGGACCCCTATCATTACTGATTGGTCTACCCTCTTTTCTCTCAAAAGGTGCCCATTCAGGGTAAGTCATTTTGTAGAACACTGGGATTACTTCAATCCCTTGCTCACCATTATACAGTTTCTTTGTAACCGTATTATAAAACATGCCAGCTTCTGCCCCTTCGACATACTTAGCATGTTTCTTTTTTGTTTCATCTGAACCACTTTGTAGTAGTTTTAGAAAAGGTAGTGCTAGATCAGTCTTCTCAATGTTTTCAAGACCCATGCCTGAGTCTGCAACAAAGTCAATCTTAGCTAACGCTCCACCTTGTTTCTTTGCGACGTTTCTTGTTTCTTCGCTCATGTTATTTGCTCCTTGTTATTTTTGTTTTGTTTCCCTTAAACAGATTAAAATGTTCAGATGGCAGCTCTTCTTTATTTTCAGAACGCTCTCTAAACAATGCTTTAAGAGTCATAGGTTCGACTTTCAACTTTTGAGTTGGTTCGAACCCACGCTCTTTTGCAAGGTTTGCGTAATCGCTCGCCTTGTTATCTTCGCCACGACCAAAGGAAACTGTGACCTCATTTTTAATAAGATCACCTAAGCCGTTTTCTCGAAGCCAGTTATATGCACCCTCTTTTTTATCAACAGGTATTGTTGCACTATAAATCTCTTTGATTTCAATCGCAGATCCATCTGCTAATTTCATAGTTTTCATTTTTAAAGCATCCATAATTTCTGGTATGGCAACTTGTGAAAGTTGATCTGCTTTTTCTTTGGTAGACTTTAATTTACCCTCTTGTATTTTTATTTCGTCTTCTAGTTTTTGTAATTGTAAAACCATTGAAGACAAGTTCTCTACACCTTTTAAATTGTTTACATCTTGAGGTGCATCCTCTATAAACATTTTTTCTAAATTATCACTCATTTATTTCTCCTCTTTCATATAGGTTTATTTTTATTGGATAGTATTTTCTTTCTTGTTTATCCCACTTAAGCACATTGTACTTTCCATTGGTAATATCAGATGCAATAGAACATGCAACACCAATTATAGCGGGGTCGCCAGTTAGCAATAAATAATCATTAGGTCTATAATCTTTTAAACCTTGTCTTAATTTCATAATTAAAGGACCTGGTGAAAAAATTATTTGTGACAACTCTGGTAATAAAAATTTGAATGAACCATATTGTGATGCACCCATAATATTTATTTTAGGCCTACCTTCTCTTGTGCCTGCAATCTCTTGTATTACATATACAGTAGACGGAGTTTCCTTAATGTTTTTGTAATTTATGCTTTCTAACATTGACAGTAATATAAAGAAAATGTTATATAAGTCAATAGAAAGTTAAGAGATCAAATATGAATTACAAGTTTAAAACAACACCTTACGCACACCAATTAAAAGCATTGGAAATGTCTTGGAATAAAGAATGTTTTGCTTACTTTATGGAAATGGGTACAGGTAAATCTAAAGTATTAATTGATAATATATCAATGTTATATGATGCAGGTAAAATTAATGGTGCTGTAATTGTGGCACCAAAAGGTGTTTATAAAAACTGGCATGAAACAGAAATACCCACACATATGGCAGATCATGTCGAATATGTGTCTGTATTGTGGCAATCAAATGTTAATAAAAAACAAGAAAAAGAATTATCTAAGTTATTTAAAACTGATCACGAATTACACGTGTTGATTGTAAACGTAGAAGCTTTATCAACTAAGAAAGGTGTGGACTTTGTCAATAAGTTTTTATCTTGTCACGAAACTATAATGGCTATTGACGAATCTACGACTATTAAAAACCCTCAAGCTAAAAGAACTAAGTCTGTTATTAAGCTAGGACAATTAGCTAAGTATAGAAGGATATTAACAGGTTCGCCTGTAACTAAATCGCCATTAGATTTATTTACACAATGTGAATTTTTAAGTCCTTGGTTATTAAACCATGCATCTTACTATAGTTTTAGAACAAGGTATGCTGTTATGAGATCAGCTAATTTTGGTGGTAGATCAGTGCAGATTGTAGTGGGTTATAGAAATATACCAGAGTTGTCTGATAAATTAAAAAATTTTTCATACAGAGTATTAAAAGACGATTGTCTAGATTTACCTAAAAAAACATTTATGAAACGTGTAATTCAATTATCAAGTGAACAAGAAAAACTTTACAATCAAATGAAAAAAATGGCTTTAGCTATTATGAATGATAAGATGACAACAACAGCTACAACAATGACACAACTTATGCGTTTACAACAAATTACCTGTGGTCATTTCAAAGCTGATGATGGTAGCGTACAAGAAATTAAAAATAATCGTATAGATGAATTAATGAATCTATTAGAAGAGATTCGTGGAAAAGTAGTAATATGGGCACATTGGAGGAACGATATAGCAACAATAGTAAAACATGTATCAAAAGAGTATGGGGATAATTCTATTGTAACTTATTATGGTGACACTAATGTTGAGGATAGACAAAAAGCAATTAAATCTATTCAAGACCCTGAAAGTCCTGTAAGATTTATCGTAGGCACACCACAAACAGGTGGTTATGGTATTACATTAAGTGAAGCTAGTACAATGATATATTATTCTAATGGTTACGATCTTGAGAAAAGACAACAGTCAGAGGCTAGAATAGATCGTATTGGTCAAAGAAGACCTATGACTTATATTGATATTATTGCAGAGGATACTGTCGATGAAAAAATAGTAAAAGCCTTACGTAAAAAAATTAACATAGCTACACAAGTTATGGGCGAAGAATTAAAAGAGTGGATATGAAATATCCTTATTATATAAGAATGGCAATATTATTATGTGTAGGTGCTTTTGCACCTATTGGTATTCATCACATTGTATACAAACTGTGGGATGTAAGTGTTTTAAGAGCTGCAGAGATAACGTTTATATTATGTATTCCGATAGCTTATTGGATGGCTAGTAAGATAAATGAACGTTGGCACGATGATAGAGAAGATTAGTTTATAAATAAATTAAATAGACCTACAAGAGTAAGAATAGTTGTAAACGCACCACCAACAATCCAATAAATTACAGTGTCTGTTTTCTTTTCTAACTTTCCTATGTCTGCGTGTAGATGATCTATTTGTTTTTTAAACCCTGTTACATATCCGTACAGAGATACTAAATGCTCGCCAGTTGTTTTTGGTGGTTTACCGTTTGGCATTTTTAATTGTAATCCCTTTGATAAAAAACTGTATAGTTCTGTAAACAAAAGTCCAAGCTGTTTTTAAAGTTCGTTTTCTACCCGTTCCAAAAGCAACATAATCTTTAAACTCTTGATAATGATTTTTAGCTTTT